CTATTTATCATAGTGATAAATACAGTGATTTTTTTATAGTTATATCTTTTTGTTAAAGCATTACTTTCGCATATAATCATTATAAAACATATAGTGTATGAAGTTTACGAAAGAACAGCTTTCAGAAGCACTGAAAGCAGGAATCACTAACAACGGCAAGAAAAACTTGGCGATGAGTGAGAGAAGTTTCAACGGCAAGGTGGAAAGGATCTACAAGCGGTTGGAGAAAGCGAGTGGTAATGACGAGTTGGAATTGGATGATGCGGTTGCCGATTATCTGGAGGACTTCCAAGAGGACGACAACAACATCAGGAACGACAATTCAAAATTCGTAAAGGAGTGGGAAAAGAATCACCCCGCAAAGGATGATAAGGGAGATAAGGATGATTACAAGGATAACAAAGGAGACGAAAGCAAACTGGATAAGTTGCTCAAAGAACTCCAAGACTTGAAATCAGAACGTGAGGAAGAGAAAAGAGCCAAAACTATTTCCGAGAAACGCAATCAACTCAAATCAGCCTTAAAAGGGAAAGAAGTCAAGAACGAGGATTGGATTAACGACCAGCTTGAACTGATTCACATTGATTCTGAAACTGACGTTGACGCTCTTACAGAAAGACTGGTCAAGAGCTACAATAAGTTTAATGCTAACACTCCACCTTACATCACTCCGGGCGGCACGGGAGGCGGTAAGGAAAAGACCGATGACTTTGCCGATGTGGTTGCTGTCGTAAGGAAGCAGTCGCACAGAGAAGAAAAATAATAATCATTTAAACCAAAAAGAAAATGTCAGATTTCTATCAGCAAATCCTATTGAACAGTGGCTACCTTCCCGGTAGAACATTGGTTCAGGCTCGCGGAAGCATTGGTGGTCATCGCTATGTCTTCGTGAAGCTACAGATGAGCGGGAAAGACGCACTTGTATTTCCTACCAATGGTGGAATTGTTAAAAACCCATTCAAAGGTAATGCAAGAGCTTTTGCTGGAACGCTCGCTGAATATATTCCCAGTAATGGTTCTAATGGAAGCGAAATACGCATCTTAAAATCGTATGCAGTTGCAAAAGCTACATCAGAATCATCTGATACGGTTATTTACTTGAAAAGAGACGGGTATTCCCTCATTCCGTTTGTAGGGGACGTTCTCATGGTTGCTCCTACCACATTGGTAGGGAAAGGAACAGCAGTAACAGTCACAGCCGTTGAAAAAACGACTGACGAAACGGCTGGCGATGTTTGGAAAGTTACATTGAGCGCAACCCTCGGAGCATTAACAACTTCATCTGTTCTTGTTGAAGCGAAAGAAGCAGGTTCTGGTAAAGAAGCTATGGTTACTAATCCTAACTCATATCTTCCCTGCGACTTTGATTTTGTTTTTGACCCGGCTGCATCCGAAGATGATTTCGATGGTGCAAGATACCTTATCACTCCTGCATTGGCATTAGGAGATGTATTCCTCTACGAAGACCGTATGCAACCTCTTTCGGCTGCATTAAAAGCTTTGAACAAGAGCAAGGTTAAGGGTTGGTTTAACATTTAAAATTGACGAAACTATGCCTAAATTTGATTTTAATAACAGCAGATATGCAAGATTCTTTTCAGACAAGACCAATCAACGTTTCTTGCAATCCTTTGTCAATACAGAAGGTCTGCTATACACTAATTATGGTTGGTACAAGACTCAAGGTGTAAAAGCTGGTGCTCCCACACCTACCGCTCCTAATGGCATCGCTACTTTTTCTGTGAAAGGACGTGACTTGAAAGCCGCTCCTTTGATGGATTTGCGTGCACCTCTTGGTGACAGTAATCAAATGGATAAGGACGGTCTGCACTGGTACACCGCATCCATCCCTGATTTTATCGCTCCCGGTTTCGTTGAAACAGCTATGGAACGTGAAGCAAAAGAACAACAGTTTGAGTTGTTTGGAAACGATGCCGATTTGGTAGCCGCTTGGGTACATACATTACAGTCCCAACTTGATAGTGCGGACGCAACCATGAACTTCATGACTGCACAGTTAATGTCTAAAGGTCATATTGACTACCGAAATATCGCACGTGGCGTTCAAGCTCCGTTGCATAAGGCTGATATACCAACAGAGAACTTTACTAAAGCTGGCACAGTAGTTTGGACAGACGAAAAATGTAAGATTCTCAGTCAAATGGCGGAAAAGGAGAAAAAATATCGTGAAGAATGGGGGTATGAAGGTGCAATGGTATGGCAGGTTACACGCAAGATGTTTTACGAAGTAATGCTGCAAAATGCCGAAGTTAAGGAATTGATTGAAAGTTTCAAGAAAAATCCTTTAGCTTACATCGCAACAACCGCTACTGCACCTACTACACGAGAGTTGTTCTTAGCTGCTTTCCGTGATTATCCCGGTGTATCTCCAATTGAAATTGTTGAAGAACGTGAGCGTAATCTTACCAATACCGGAGACACATTCGTACAAGGTTGGGACGATAAGATTGCTGTTCTCCGCCCTGCCGGATATGCTTGTGAGTTTGAATACACCAATAACCTAGACAAACAGATGTTTGATAAGTATGGTTCAAGCGTAATAACCAAGATTTTTGCTCAGGCTAACGATGGTCTCTGCACGATTGTGAATACAACAACAAACAACGGGCTGTATAAGGAATGGCATACTGATGTAATGATGTCAGCTTGTCCTGCACTGAAAACATTCCGTAATCACGTAATTGTAGACACAAGTCAGGCAGACGATTAAATGTACAATACATTGCGTAGTAGTTATGGAAAAATCATTTGACCCGATAGCATACCTCAATGGGCTTACGAGATTTGTCTTTGAAGATGATGCGCTTGAAAATATCGCATACGAAAACGGTTTGATGTTTATTTCAGACCGTTCCGAAATAGATGAATACACTAAAGACCATTGCCTTATCGCACTGTACGAGCTTGTCATTAACGGTCCGTGGTCTGTGGCTTCATCATCACTCCAACATGGCAGTTACAGACAGGACATAGGTAGTGAGACGGTAACGGCTGCTATAATCCAAAACTTGAAAGACCGTCTGAAAGCACTGTACAAAAAGTATGGTGAAGAAGAAGCGTTGAAAAGCATGGATTCGGGTAGTATGAGTTGGGTCAATGAAAATTCATTAGATGTATAGTTTATGCGTCTCAAAAGAAAAGCAATAGCAGAATACCCGTTTCATGGCACATTCTACACCGTGATAACGAATAAGCCGGAAGACGGGAACCTTCTCGGTGACGGTGACATGCTTGGGAATGAAAAGACGGATAGTTCTCCCGAAGTCCCCACTACGGGAGAGACCATCCTTCTTGAAACTGAATGTGACATACAGCAGGCTGCAAAGCTGATTAATTCTGGTACTATCATGGCTGACTATAAAGTATTTTTCCCGTGCAAAGTTGGTGAGAAGCTACCTATACGTTTCAATACCAATTTTAAATGCGAGGATTATGCAATACCAATCCAAGGCAGGGTTATAGGGCTTGAATATAGTCAACTTGGTGGTTGCTCGGTTGATATAAAAATGAGTGAAGTGTAAGATATGGCAAAGAAGGTTAAGACAGATTCATTGAATAAACTTATAAAGTTCTTATCGGAAGAAGCTGACAAAATAATTGCAGAAGAATTGAATAGGGTTACTTATAAAAATGATACAGACAACCTTCATGATAGCTACGGATGGGGAATATATGTTAATGGCAAACTATCCAAAAGCGGTTATCAAACGAAATACGCATTAGCCCCAAGAATTTGGGAGAGAGAGCCGCTATACGGACGTGATGCGATAACGGATTTTCTTGAACGTAAATATAAGCCTCATGATGGAATTGACCTTGTGATAGTAGCCGCAATGCCATACGGACAAATATTACAGGAAAAGTACAAATATGAGGTAATCGCCATTGCTCAAAACCAACTCAAAGCATTAAGTAACAGAATTAAAGGTTCAACTTTTGGAATTATAAAGAACGGTAAATACTGATTATATGGATAGTAAATACAAGACAACATCAAAAGTGGAAAACTTTTTTTCCATGCTGCTTACAAAAGCGGCTATATCCGATAACCTGTTCATCGGGAATATGCCTGCCACTGTTGAAAGCAATTGGAAAGAAATGGTGCTTGTTGATGTGCTTTCCATGAAAGATTACGGAGCTTATGCCAAAGGTTCTGCCAACGTGTTCTTGTACGCAAAATCAGTTGACAGTCACGGCACGAAACCCGTGAAGGAGCTGTACAAAATGGAACTTGCGCTTGACAAGGCTATTGAATCATGTAAAGACCCCCATTATGTGATTGATGTAAATTTCCGTGATGCAGATTATGACCAAAATAGGAACTACTACTACAACGTGATAAATATAGAAGTGACAATAAGGTAAACAGATTATTAACAGGATAACATTTTTTAATTATGGCAGTAAACAATACTGGCGCAACAGCCAAAAAATTCATCAAGCCTTCTTACATCGTGGCAACTCTGTTCACTGGCTCTGAACAAGACGATGTGCCAAAGGGCGACTCTTATATCCTTGAAGATGTAGTTGAGGATACCGCTTCAATCGCTCAAGACGATAACGATGTAAACGACATCGAGTGCGAAACTTCCGACAGCCCCATTCTTTCCATCGTGAAGCTTGGCAAATACCAATTTACAGCTGAGGTTGCAGATACACAAAAAGACCTATTGGTCGCTCTCATGGGATTTACGGCAGGAACTACTGTCTCTACCAAATACTTTGCTCCGG